CCTTGACCTGCCTTGTACACATCGGGCACTCCTAGCACCTTAGGTTTATATATATCCTTAATATGAAACCTTACAACACGTGCATCAGTGTTGTCCAAACCTACAAATTGTTCAGCATAGTGTTTCGCCTTAGCTGCCTTTACAAACTCGTCAACTATTTGCTGCACCTCCTGTGGGTCAAAAGGAGGTACTTCTTTACAATGCTCAAAGAAGAATTCATCTACAATCTTTCTTGCGAGCAATTCAGCATCATGCGTAAAAGCATACTTAGTCTTCTTGCCAACATATCGGTCTCTTAAGACCTGCAACGTCTGAAAGGGCTTCTTAGCACCATAATGTAACCCTGTACCACCGCAAAAAGCACGATATTCACTAGTCAACTCAGCTGGCTTATGACGTTGTGTTAGAGGGGTGATGAAATCAGCATCAACCACACCATTTCGGAATCCTTCGCGCACCACAGTAGAAGGAATGTGGTTAAGAGAGGGGTTCGTGTCAATTTGCCCAGCATTACTAACCAAAGTGGACAACAAACTCAAAGCATCATATCCTGTCTGGATAGGTTTTGGCTGAACCTGCAACGGTATAGGCAAAGCCTCAATAGATGCAACTGTCTCTGGTGGTGTAGGCACATACTGTGTCGTCACGTCCCTATACTCTTGGGAGCCATGTGGCTCACCAATCACTGGTGATGACACATACTCTTGAGCTAAAGGCGGTGTACCAGGTCCATGAACCCCAGGTAAACTAGTTATATAGTCCTCCACTATATTGAAGGAAAAATCACTAGCACAGACAATACCTTCACTGGCCATTGCTAGTGTGACGTCGTCAGAGAAAATACCAGAGGAGACCGATCCGACTTTCTTGGCAAAGTTTGAGTTATCAATTGCATTATCATGCAATTCTTCTAACACTTGATCAACGTCAGCACAAACACGATCAAGAAACCCTGCAACCTCCGGTGAAGTAATAGTGTCCTTTGTGATTCCGACATCATGACAAGGCAACTTCGTATAATCAATCGATTCTAGACCCAAAGATGCAACAAATTGTTCTGCTCGCTCAGAGCGATCAGTAACAAGGTACAATTTCTTCTTGTGACGCGACAAGGCAACCCTAGCCAAATGTGGGTTGGTCATTAGATCTCTGTCAAGCGTATTTAAAAACAACGCCACAACGTCACTATCACCTCCTTGATTAGCACGTACAGTATTTCTGTCAAGCTCATGAAGAGCGCAAGATGCTGCAGAAAAACCCATGCACCTCATAGGAATATCAGGTAACTCTGGTGCCTCTATCACTTCAATGGACACTCTAATCTCCTGATTTGGTTTTGGTTCCATATCATACCCGTAATTTTCGTTCAAAATGCAAATTGCATCAATAGGATTACGGAAATTAACTAACAAGGTATGTGTCCCTAACTTATCTAGTGGGACATGATTGCCGATATACAAACCTTCATCTGGTTCACGAACTTGGGTTTGTTCTTTATCGCCAACTATAAACACCTCTTCTGTGCCGTTAAGTTTACAAGCCATCATAAGGTATTCATAAGGGAATGATGAGTATTCATCCAAAAATATACGTTTGTGACCACGCGTCTCCATGGCTCGATGAGTTGTCTTAAAATTATAATCCATGGTAGTTCCATCTCCCATGTCTATACCAGTATAATCTGATCGCAACTTCGTGAACGGTGCCAACACCAAATCACGTTGGTCAGCCAAAGTTCGAATGATAAAGGACTTGCCAGTTCCTGGTCCTCCACTAATGTGGTGCATACGAACCCTATGCGAAAACCCCACAACAGGCATATTATCTTTGGCACGTTTCTTAACTGCTGCCAAGCCAGCTGGATCATTGTCAGAGTCGATCAATTTATTGGCCAATTGTGACAATTGTTCAGTGGTCATTACCATATCAACAAAAGTTTCAGCATGAGCGCACAAAACCTTTTGTTGTCCTAACTTCCCATGAAGCGAGGCACAAATTGGACACGAAGGTAAGTTATCATCCTCTTCCCTAGGGAATACTGGAGCAAAAACTACTTCTCGAGATTCAGATCGCAACGTCCAGGCCTTTTGCAAAAGCTCAGGATTAACAGACTTGACTAACTTATCCGTTAAATTTTCCGAGAACACCCAATGATACAACTCAATTAGGTCCCACATCCAAAACAACATAGGCCACGTGACGGCAGCAAAAGCTCGTTTGATTTTGTCATACACGCCAGTTATATCAAGATTTTTAACTGCCAGAGACGTTTTGTCCCTAATTAGCTGGGCATACACCCAAACAGTTAAAGCGAATTTATAATAGTCAGTCTTTTCAAGATCCCACGGAGCAAGCAGTTGTTGAGCTACTAATGATGCTCCACCTCCCCTACGTCGGATAAAAGTCATGGCTGTTTCAACAGTCATTGACTTGACATCAATACACAATAGGTAATTCAACAGTTCAAAGAATTCACTTTCATAAACCGAAAAATACACCAAATCATTGTGACGACGGCCTGTCTTCAGATCGACTGAGGCCATGATGTCTAAAACCTGAACATAACACATATGGTCAGGCAACGCCACCGGGCGAACTATCATTTCGCGGTTGGTAGCACGTATCAATTTAAAAATTGCAAAAGGTCCTAAGCGGGCGATAATTTCGACCACCAAAGAGAAACCAAAACAACCTTGTTGAGCAATGACCGGGGACTCCAACAGGAGCTTCCATGAGGCCTTTTTGTGTGTGTAGCCATTGGCATACCCACCATGAAAGGTCAAAGTTAGCATTCCGTCAGCTTGGTCATATATATGATAAAGCCCGTTCGCTGGTAAATCAGGAAAGGCAAGTTCCAACGGGAGTAGGGCATAACCCACTCCATAATTGGCACCAGTCTTCTCAAAGATCGAAAGCAAATCGTGCTTTGACAAATTATAAATGCTGTCTTCAAAGATCAGCATTTCAGAGCGTATAGGATTAGTATGATAGCGGCTGGGTTTATCCCCAAGCTCGCAATAATCCTGTAACATGTTCTGTACATTATTGTACCGGACTAGAACACGATTAGGTAAAGTGCGACCAACCACACGAATACGGCGGTCGCGACGATCAGTTTTCCTGCGCAGATTGCCAGCCATATCGGTTAGCACCGCTAGGACTATTCTATCATAATCCTTAGCTTCACTGCCATGCAGATAAAAATGAATTGAGGGGTTGCTGTCATACAGCTTCATCTCCCTCATAGCAGC